CGACAAACAACAACATTTAATAACCACAATAACAAAATACCACATGAACTTTGGATTTGCAAAAAACACATCTGATAAACTATACAAATCAATTGAAATCTCTTGGCTACTTGAATCATTGAAAATGTCTACTACTCGTGCTGATTTGGAGAAAGTATTGGAGCTTATCAACAAGGGAGATGTTGAAGCACTGAAATCTGAAGAGTTTGACCAGTTTCAATACCAGGGTTTTGATCCAATGAAGATTGTTCAATCTCTTGCTAAGTCAAAGGCGGATGGAAACATTGATGATGTTCAGTTCAAGAATGATGTGTACAAGATGGTTGCTATTGGCATCATCAAAGGTAGTGTCAATGATCACAACATGACAAAGATGTCAGACGACGGCAAAGGTGATCTAAACACGTTGATGAAGACCTATGGAATTGCAAAAGGTGGTGGAAGAGGAAAGGCATCTAGTGTGATCACATTTCCTCGAGTGATGGCAACATTTCCTGACATAGCGGTAAGATTAGTCAGTGTGATCGGACCGAAAGAATTCAATGGTGGTCCTCTGCTGTCATCTCGTCTTCCTCACTTTCTAAAGGTTCAAGTGTTTCCAGCAGTGATACCAAGAAATCTTCATGCCGATGCCAAGAAAATGCTTCTGACTGCTAGTTTATGCTACTCCATTGACCAGACAACTCAAATATCTCAATTAAAGAGTCCTGATTTAAAGCAATTAGCAGCAACTCAAGGGAATTTCACGATGGTTGGACATCAATCTCCTGTTCCATCTGCAGGTGTTAGAAGTGGTGTTTTCAAAACGTTGAAAGTGGAGGAAAGCTACGGAGCTATTCTATCAGTGCTCAGGGATTATAAGGAGAAAGTTGACCCGTCATTCAACATCATTGATGAGAAGGCTTTCAAGGAGCAAATTGAAGCTCTCAAGTAGTTCTCAATTGACTGTGCAGAGATATGAACTTGTGCTGCACCACTCAAGACCATGGAGTTAATTTATCTATACCATTGGTCTTGCTTTTGGATGTGTCATTGTGTGTTTCATCATCACTATTGATGACTGTTTCATTACCAAATGACACAGATCGGTTGTGCTTTGGTGGAGTTGGAGATCTTACAACTGGATTGATTTGCTCAGCTTCATCACTCTTGCTGTTAGTAGCACTCCATTTGATAGAACCTTCTTCACTTGGATCTACAGAGTTTAAACCAGCTGTTATATTCTTCCTTGCTCCATTCATGAAATTCCAGTCATTAGGTGCAACCTCAATTTTCTTTCCTTTCTTTTGTCCTAGCCTCATTGAAGATTTTGCATAAGATACTGCCTGAGTCTTGTCCTTTATTGGCTCAGTGTCATCAACCAAATCTCCTGACAGATATAACTGCTGAAGGTCGCTCAGGTTGTTGTTTAAGATGGAAACATCGACATGATTAGGATCAACATTGGGGTTTTCGAGAGCTGAAGGAGGCAACATGTTTTGTGCAACAACTGTTTGATTTTCAAATTGCATAGGAAATGCCATGAATTCAATAACAATTTGCAATTGTAGAGCCCCCCACTGTCTTCCCTCTGCTATAAATGCTCTTTCTCTTGAAACAGTGAGAATTAATTGGTCAGTATCCTCAACAGGTACACAATATGGGAGTGCAAGGTTTCCTCTAGCAGCAAGATTTGAAGTAGCAGTAAATGATTTGACAACATTGTTGGAAAGCAACCTGTTATCAGTTATACCAATTTTCACCTTAGTAAAGTGACAGTCAGGAGAAACAATGGCTCCGTACATAGTTAATGCATCAGAAATTCTCAAGTATTCACCGTATTCTTTAAGCTTTGCCTTGGGTAGAACTTGATCCAAAGGAAATGATTCGGTCTCTTTAAACAACTTGATGGTTGGGAGATTGTCAATTGGAATAGCTTTCCTCCTTAAAACAGGGTTGAAAGATACAAGGCGTCTGATTTTAGAAGCAACATCTTCTGGCTCTCGTCCTGTAATTGCAGCATACATAAACCTGTCACCTTCTTCATGTCTGTTGATAAGATCAGTCATACCCAACTCTTGTGTTGGAGCATCATATTGATATAGTTCTCTCTCAGCTCCTTCCATAACTTTCCTATTTACTAACCCATCATTATTTGACACTAGCTGAGCTTGCTTTCCTGATTTTGGTCTTGACCTCGAACTTGATTTTCGAGATGAGCTAGATGAGAAAAGTTTACTGAGCATATTTGTGGTTGTCAATATTTGTCGAATAGCT